CGGTGACCGTTCGGCTGCCGGACGTTACGCGGCACAGATTCGGTGGGCAAACCACAACGCGCTCAAACCGTGGAACCAGATTGTTGCGCCGGACGCAGGTCGCGACTTCCGTGGAATCGCCATGCAGTTGCCTGTCGCGCAGCGCAAGAAGTTTGCGGACGCCATCAATGCTGGAGTGCCGTATGAGACGGCGTACAGGATGGCGACGACGTCCAAGCGATATCCGAAGGGCAAGACGCCACCGCGACGGTCTCAGGAGCGGTTGGCGGGGGAGATGGTGGCGAGCACTCGGAACACTGAGGGTTCAACGATGCATGCGATTGTCGGGGACGTTCCACAGGACGGTTTCATCGTCGCGAAGCAGGGAACGACGAAGATTGTCCGGCAGGAGCAGTTCTTGGGCGACCCAGTGTTCGCGAAGGACACCATCAAAGCATTCATGCGAAAGCACGCCCGCGAACTGAGCAAACCCGACAGTTTCCTCGGAATCTGGCACGACAAGGCGAACGGAGAGGTCGTGCTTGACGTAACGTTCAAGGTCAAGGACAGGGATGAGGCTATTGCTGCTGGTGCGAAGGAGAATCAGCAGTACATTTGGGACGTCATAGCGAAGGAAGCCATTTACACAGGAGGCACAGGTGACAGAGAAACGGAATCCCCCGAAGCGGCTGGTGAAGTTGCCAAAGCCAGTGGACCAGATGACGGAGGAGGAGTTGGACGACTTCGTGGAGCAGGCGTATGGCGACTTCCTGAAGGACTCGGAGGACTGACGCCTCCGATGCGAAAGGAGGCGCCGACGTCCAGCGCCGTACATGTGCCGTCCATCATGGGGGAGGAGCAACGGCGCCGTAGACGCAGGGCAATGCGACGTCGCCTGAAGAGGAAGAAGGAAATCTAAAAAATCTCCCCATTGGCTTGCATTTGGCGGACATACCGGTTACTGTATGCATTGCCGGATGGTCCGGCAGAAATGGGGAGGGCATGAACATCAACCAGTACATCCGCCTGAACGCGGCGGAAGCAGAGGTCCTGCAGTCGGTCAAAGCCTTTCTGGCGGACGTCAACGACAAGATGCTCCCAGCCAATCGGCAGTACGACGTAGAGCGGTTCAGGAAGGGCATCATCGTCATCACGGAGGTCATCACCGACGGAACGACGTTTCAGAGGCTCATCTTGGGCGACGATACGGGGCAGCCGCGATTCGCGGACCGACCGCTGATGTTCGTGGACCGCTACACGGGTGACGTCTACAAGCCAGCGAATGCGAACCAGCCTGCTGCCGGAACGCGGGGGAATGTGCTGACCGCCGAGGGGCGGAGGATGCTGGTGGCTGAGTTTGAGCCGACCGGACGGTTCCTCTACAACTACGGCAGGGAGACTCGGCTCCCCAACGTGCCGGTGGTGCGTCTGCCCGACGGGGAGCAGGTCTTCTAGCCGCTTGACAGCGGGACGCCAGTGGGATAAGATGACGGTGTCGGGATGACCGACGAAAGGGGGAACATGGGAACGGTTCAGAACGCAGAGCGGAGGCTGTGTCAGCAGAATTGCGGCGCAGTCGCCACCGTCTACGGCGGAGGTCGTGGGGCGGGTGACTGGGCGGGGTACTACTGCCGACCGTGCATCGGACGGATTCGGGGCTTTGACATTTGGGACGTGTTGGAGCCGTGGGATACGTTTGAGACCGCCGAGCGGGAGTTGCTGAATGCGACCACGCCAGAGGCGGGCGACATGGACCGGTACGCGCTGGAGGAGCAGGAGCGGCTGACCGACTGGGCGGCGGAGAATGCGTACTACGAGGAGGTTCAGGAGGACTACTACGCCGTCACGTTCAACGACGGCATGAAGACTCTTGAGGTCACGATTCGGGTCCTTGCCGCCAACGAGGAGCAGGCGGTGGAGCGCGCCTATGCGAAGGTGGAGCAGGAGTTCGGCATCAAGATTGCCGAGTTCTACGACGAGGCGACGGTCACGCGGGACCCCGAGCACTGGGAGCGGCTGTTCCCCGAGGCTTGACACGGGGCAGAAGATGGGATACACTGAGATTGCCGGAGGGACCGGCAAGAAAGGGGGACAGGGAATGAGGACCATCGGAGCGAAGTACGAGCAGGTGAAGAACCTGCCGCTCAAGAAGATTGCGGCGCTCATCCGCACCGAACTGCGGGCTGCCAAGAAGGAGGGAGCCATCCCCGAGGAGTGGGACCTGATGGTCAGGACGCGAGACGGACGGGCGATTGACGTCACGCTCTTCGTTCCGGACAACCTGAACGACCTGATGTACCAGTTCGGTGAGACCAACCGGATGACGCTCCGGACGGGGCTGGCGATGGGGATGCTGGTCGGGGAGTACGAGCCGCTCGCCACGGTCAAGGAAGTTGAGGAGTTCGCTCAGGGTGTCGTGGCTCAGTACAACTACGACGACTGCGACCCGATGACCGACTACTTCAACGTCAACTTCTACGGGTTCGTGAACGTCCGCCCGATGCGGTACAAGCAGAACTACGTCTGAGGCTGGACGCAGGGCAGACAGTGGGATAGTATGGTCGTGGAGGGAGGTGCAGATTGTTCGTCGGAGCCAAGTACGAGCAGGTGAGGGATATGACGGTCAAGGAGATTGCCGCCATCGTCCGTAGGGAACTTCGGGTGGCTCGGCAGGACGGTCTGATTCCGGAGGACTGGGAAATCAAGGTTCGGATGACCGAAAAGACGGTCATCACCGCGTACGTGTTCTTCCCTGACTGGATTCCGGAGATTGACGAGGAAGTGGGCAGGGTACGGACGCTAGTTGCAGAGACGCTGGGCGCGTATGCGAAGTACAAGAACGATTTGGTCATGTACCGGATGCAAGCAAACTTCGTTCCGAAGGTCTTCGTGGCGCCGGTAAGGCTCAAGGATTACTTCGGGTTCTAGTCAACCAACAGAAAGGAAACCAAGCATGGCAACGGAAACCCAACTGAGGTCGCTCGCTAAGGAGGGACGGAAGGGAATCGCGGACACCCTAAAGAGGGTTCGTCTGCAGCGAGACCTGTCGCAGCAGGAACTGGGCGACATGGCGGGAGTGGACAGGAAGACCATCAACCGGATTGAGAACGGGCACTATTCGCCTTCGGTGGATACCCTGATTCGGCTGGCGGAGTCGCTCAACATTCCGGTCAAGACGTTCTTCGCGTGAGAATGCGAGCCACCTTCGCGGTGGTCAGGAGTCGGGTCAGGTGGTGGTGGTTCTTCCACGTGACGCTGTACGACCTCATTTCAGATGCTCGGGAGGCGGCGTACGAGCAGAAAATGTACGCCCGAGATGCTGAGAGGCGGCGTCGGCGGCAGGAGCGTCGGAGGGGCACCGCCACCTGACCCAACCCCCCATGCGATTGGGTGTGGGGTACTGTGGTCGGCGTGTCGGACATGCCAAACAACTGGACGCACATGCAGACCGCATCGGTCGCGCTCCATGAAATGTTCCTAACCCTGCTGTCCTCGGGATTCTCGGAGACTCAAGCACTCAGGCTGCTCGGCTTCATGCTTGAGGATGCGTTGGGTGAAGACTAACCCCGCTATCGCGAGGGTAGACCGGTCTCTACCTTAGGATTGGGACGTGGCACAGCCAGACTTCTCTGAGATTGGCTCTTCTGGACTCCAGAGGACGTCCGGATTCGTCATTGACGACTTCATCCCAGCGCTTCGCGGCGTACAGGGGATGCGCGTCTGGCGCGAAATGTCGGACAATGACCCGATTGTCGGGGCGATGCTCTATGCGATTCACCGGCTGGTGCTGGCGATTGAGTGGAAGGTAGAGCCGTTCACCGAGTCGGAGGACGCTCCGGTCAAGAAGAAGGACCGCCAGAACGCCGAGTTCGTCAAGGAGTGCATGGAGGATATGAGCGAGACGTGGTCCGCCATGCTCTCTCAAATCCTGTCGTTCCTGCCATACGGGTTTGCCTACTGCGAAATCGTCTACAAGAAGCGGAAGGGTCCGGACCAGACGTCGGGACGGTTCCGCTCAAAGTATTCGGATGGGAAGATTGGCTGGCGCAAGATTGCCTTGCGCGGTCAGGAGACCCTGTGGGACTGGGTGTTTGACGAGGAGGGTGGCGTCAAGGCGATGCAGCAGATGGACCCGTCGGTCCCGAAGGGTCTGGTGACCATCCCGATTGAGAAGGCTTTGCTGTTCCGGACGGTCAACGAGCGGAACAACCCTGAGGGTCGGTCAATCCTGAGGAATGCGTATCGTCCGTGGTTCTTCAAGAAGACGATGGAGGAGATTGAGGCGGTTGGCGTGGAGCGGGACCTTGCTGGTCTGCCGGTCGCCTATGTGCCGCCTTCCATGCTGTCCTCCACGGCGACGCCCGCTGAGGTTCAGGCGCGTAATGCGTTGGCTGACCTGATTCGTGGCATCAAGCGGAACGAGAATGAGGGTGTGCTTTTCCCGCTTGCCTACGACGAGCAGGGGCGCGAACTTTACAAGTTGACGCTGCTCAATTCGGGCGGGTCGCGGACGTTCAACACGGACCAAATCATTCAGCGCTACGACCAGCGGATTTCAATGGTCATTTTGGCTGACTTCATCCTTTTGGGGCACGAAAAGGTCGGCTCGTTTGCGCTTGGTGCGTCCAAGATTGACCTGTTCATCTCCGCAATCCAGCAGATTGCCGACTCCATCGCGGACGTCTTCAACACCCACGCGCTGCCGCGCCTGTTCCGGCTCAACGGGATGGATACGGCGCGCCTGCCGAAAATCAAGGCTGGCGACATTACGCATGTGGACCTCGGCGTGCTTGGCGACTTCATCTCCAAGATGACGGCTGCCGGTGCGATGGCTCCGGACACCGAACTGGACAACTACCTGCGCCGCCTTGCGGACCTTCCGCTTCGGT